CTAACCTGTTTCTAATGCAGACAATATCTTATTAACTATTTTCTGAACTGCTTTTGTATCGTATCCTGCTTTTGTCAGTCTGTCAAGCACTTCATGGGCAACCTCATCAATGGATTTTAGTGTAGACAAAAGTTCATTAACTTTTTCTTGAACCTCAGAATAGTCATATCCTGCTTCAGTCAATGCTTGCTCCCTGTCCTGACCGTTTCCCCACTCACCGTCAAGCACTTCCTGTGCTATCTCATCAATAGACTTGAGTGTCGACGGACCTGACAAAAGTTCATTAACTTTTTCTTGAACAGTGGAGTAATCATAACCTGCTTCGATTAATGCTTTTTCTCGTTCGTCACCATTTCCCCACATTCCACCGAGAACTTCCTGTGCAATAGTGTCAATGGATTTTGGTGTAAGGATGTTGGTTTTTACTTCACCATAGAAGAAGTCCATATCCACATCCTCATTTATTCCGTTGATAGTACCTTTGTTTGAATATTGCCAAATCATACAATCTATTGTCGGACTTTGACTGTTAGACCAGCTTGCTAACCAAAAGACATATTCATCAATCAGGTCTTTGGAATACATCCTGTTGTAATAATCAACATTGGCGTAAATACCTGCTTTATATCCAAGTGAAGTGACTTGTTCACAGAATGCTTTGGTGTGTGCTATACACTCATTTTTTTCAATGATTACACCCTGTGCTTTTGCATAGTCAACACTGTCATATTCCAAGTCAAAGAAAACAATAACATCCTTTCCGAGTCCTGCTTTCTTCATGTTGTTGATACAAGACACCGCTTCCTGTCTTGCCTGCTCCTCATTCAGTGCATAACTGAAGTGATACACACCAAGAATGGGGATGCCTGCTTTCTGACATCCCCTTGCATACTCAAGGAATTTTTTGTCAATTGCTTGGCTGTAACCTTCATGAAGAATCACAAATTGTACCCCATCAGCTTTGACTTTTGCAAAATCAACCGTCCCCTGCCATGCTGAAATATCAATTCCTCTTTGCCTTGCCATAATTATTCACCTTTCTTTTTAGGCTCATCATAGGTAAGTGCAAGGTTGCTGTCTGTGATTCCCTGTGTTGTTGGGTCATTGACAATGCCTAAAATTGCAAGAACAGCAAAAATAGCTTTGACTACTTCAAGAAGTTTGTTACCAAGCTCTCCAAGCTTAATTTCAAAGCCAAAGACAGCAGCTATCACTTGTACCATCAGCAATACAGCAGGAATGAGTGTTATCCAAAAATTCTTATTCTTTATGCGTACTTTCCAATTAATCATTGTATTTACCTCCTTAAAAATAGAGACTTATTCTGCACTTTCTGAAATACCTTCCAAGGTATTCAGTCTACGGTGGGCGGACTTTGTAGACTGCTCCACCATAATCAATCTGTCTCTCAAGTCCTGAACATCGTTTCTCAAGTTTCTCATATCAGACTTAATCTCATTGACCCCGTCATTGATGTTTTCAAGCTTCACAATGAGAGTTGTTGTCTCTGAAGCTTCCTGTCGGTCATCCGTGGCGTTATTCCTACGAATATTGGTGATTCCCACGGCCACAGCTACTAGCAATGACATAAAGGAAATTATTATAGTTACATCAACCTGCATTGTGTTTCTCCTTTATTACTCTTTGTCACTTTTCAGTACGTCCATAACAGGGTCAATCAGAATTTGCTTCACCTGTTCCCTGATTCTTTCAGGGACATCATCAATTGTTTTCAGTCCTTTTCTGATTAAATCGGCATAAACCTTCGCCATAACAAACACCGTCCTTTCTATTGTTTAAGTGTTTCATAAACTTCACATAGACCAATTTGTGTGTCTGTGATGGTCTGTTCAAGTTTCATGTTCCTGTCAACCATCATTTTGATATACTCATCCTTGTCATATTCCACAAGATTGAATTCATATTCTGTCTCTTCCTCATCTTCAATAGTAAATTTGACCTGTTTGATGTTGGATGCAACAAAAACCTTGGTTTGTTTAATTTCCACTTTCTGTGGCTCAATTGTGCTTCTAACAAGTCCATAATCTTTCATAACTTTTCTTCCTTTCTGATAATTGCAATGAATCAGCCAACCCTTATATAAATTGATTAAACAGTATTCAGAATAATTCATTCATGTTTCTTTTCGTGTGTTAAACTGCTTTCTGCATGCATTAAAGTCAAGTTTTAGTTTCATTCAAAACAACACTACTCTAAAACAAACTGTTCCAACTCTATGCAGAAGCAACGGGAACATACACCAAACGACTGCTCTGATTCTTACGGTGAGAACCTAAAGTAATCGTATAATAACAAAAACCGCCAGCTTCAGAACCAGACTTCCAATAGCCACCCAATGTAATTAAATCATAGTCATCGAGGTCTGGAAGTACTGTTTGATAATCACCAACAGGAAGTGCCGAATTCCCACCAATTTCAGAAGCCATGAACAGCCAATCACATTTTGGTGAATATCCCATTGCATTGATGAAGCCATTAGCATTTGCCAAAGTGAATCCTGCACCTTCATAGTTGCCATCTTTCTTTGATTCAGCATAGTTGAAATCATTGCAGATATAAGGTTCACCACCATTCATTTTGCCATTTCCCCAAATGCTGACACCATTGACATATTTACACATATTGCCCCAATCATTTTCAACCCCTCTGTAACAGATTGAAGTCTTTCCATCCGCTGTTTCCGTGATAATTACTTCTTCTTGTGCAAGCGTACCCTCTGATTTTATGGTTTTATGAATGGTTTGTGATGCCCTTCCTGTGCCATTACCGAGTGAAGAAGTTGAACCTGTGAATGGTTTATTCCTGTATGTAATGTCGGTTTGAGACGTAATACCCTGCCCAATTGCAGTCTGAAAATTCATAGTTCCAAGTTCAATCATTGCCAGAAGTTGCTCCATTGATGCAATTTTGATGTTCAAGCCGTGCCAACCCTTACCTCTGTTTTGTGCAAAATTTTCAAGATTTTTTATCTTAATATCTGCAGGTGGCACACCTGAAATAGATGAAAGAAGGCTATCATCAACGGACATTATTTGCGCATAATCTGTGATGTATTTGCTTGCTGACTTGCTAAAGATACAGGCTTCATAGGCACCAATCAGGACATAATCAACTTCATTTCCGTTTACATCATAAAATGCAGGATGCAGTCTAAAACCAACCCTTGGTTTCTCTGATATATAATAGTTTGCTTTTCTAAGGTGATAACCAATACCTGTTTCTTGTTTGTCATAGTTGATAGGTGCAACCAAATAATAGAACTTTGGTTGATAAACCATCACTTGACCATTTGAACCATCTTCCTTGAACCCTGCATCACCATAATATGCAAGAATATTACCATCATCAGCGACATTGCACTTTTTTCTGTTTCCGTACATTTTCCACTTGTCAAAGTCAGACCCTGCTGACTTTCCAACGGCACCTGCAAGTCTTTTGAAAGTTTTGTTTTCATAATCCACCTCAAGACCAATGACACCATCAGTGATTCCAAGGTATGCTTCAAGGTTTGCTACACCTGCAAGGATTTCTCGACTGTTAAAGTTTTCAGACCTTAATTTTTCAAGATTAGACTTTGCAGAAGCACTTTCATTGGAAAGTGTCTGACAAGATGTATTTGCTGTGACAACAGATGCATCAAGACTTTCCTTCACACCGCTTGCTTTTGTGATAACCTCTGAAAGCTTTCCTTTGATGGTGTCTGCATTACTGATGACCGCTTCAATCTGTGACTTCGCAGTTCCTGCATTACTGATTGCATTTTCCAAATTGGTCTTTGCAGTATTTCCTGTATTTATTGAAGTGTCAATCTGTGACTTTGCAGTTCCTGCATTACTGATTGTTGCGTCAAGGTTTGACTTTGCTGTTGTTGCAGAACTGATGGATGCATCCAAATTTGTGGTTGCAGTTTTCAAATTTGTGATTGCTGTGTTTGCATTTGTGGTTGCAGTTTCAGCATCAGTCTTTGCCTTGTTTGCATTTGTGATTGCTGTGTTCAAGTCTATGATTGCTTTCTTTGTAGTTTCGACATCAGTTTTTACTGCTTCCAAATTTGTGATTGCTGTGTTCAAGTCTGTAGTTGCTTTGTTCGCATTTTCCACCTTGGAATCGAAGGTTGCAACCTGATTGTCCACATCACTTTTTGCCTGAACAATTTCATTTTTGATATTCTGATAACTGTCATTGTCATCATTGACCTTATTTAGTGCATTGATGATGGAAGACCTGACTTCTTCACCATAAACAGCTTTTGCAATTTGGTCTGTGTAAGGTTTAATGTTTGCCATTATTCTTCCCCTTCCTTTTCTTCTTTTTCTTCCTTTTCTTTAATATATAAGTTTATATCATTCAATAGTTCAATCTTTGCCTGAGACATCACTTGTGAATGAATATCTGCAATTATCCCTTCCATGATAAAGTTAGGGATTCCACATTCTTGTTTTGCCCTGTTGACCGCTGTCAGAACCATCCCCTTTGCGGTTTCAAGTTCAATGGTTAAAGGTTTCGTCTTTGATTCTTTGAATTCCGCTTCCATCGTTTTGTCCTTTCTGAATCTGTGCAAGTATCGCAAGCACTTCTTCTTGTGTATATGTTTTTGATTTCACTGCATGAATAATTTGCGTTCGTTTATTTGTTTTTGTTTCAACATCCGCATCAGGCGGAATAACGTGAATATTCCCATTCACTTTCATATATTTTTCTTTATCCATTAACGCCAACCCCCTCCCACTAATATTCCATTTTTGAATCTAAGTGTGCAGTTTGCCCAACTTGAAGGTGTTCCATCAGGTTCAATATCAATAATTTGTTTCATGATAAGTGTTCCATTAATTCCACCATTTTCAAAAGATGGATTTATTAATTTGAATCCATGCATGTTGATATCACACCCTGCATGAAGCTGATTAGAATAATAGTTATCAAATCCTTCATACTCACTAACATATGTCCATTTCATGAAGTAATCGGATGCTTTTGAATTTTGAACTGACCAAGTCATGTATGCACCTTCATACTGCATGTCAAATTCAAGACCCTTCTTTTTAGGATAGTTACGGATATTATTTGTCCCTATTTTACCTATATAATAACCATCACGATAAAAATGCGAACCCGAATCATTAAATTTGGAAACAAGTTTCTGTGAATCTACATTTGCAGAGTCATAAATCCTAAGTTCACCACTTTCAAACTGAATATATTTTGAAATATTGTTCCAAGCAATTCTGACAGCATATGGATTTTGTTGAATCTTGGTTGACAATTCAGAAGAATTCAGTTTCTTGTTAACTTCTGATGTAATTGCATCAGTTGTCACCTTGATTTGTGCTGATGTGGAATAATTTTTCAGCTTGCTGTCAGTGTATGCTGTTGCAGTTTCTGTTGCGGAAAGCAAGACTGTATCACCTGTGTTTTTGATTGCAGTTTCAACTTCTGTCCTTGTCCAATAAGATTTCAGCTCACCATCTGTATAACTTTCCGCATCTTTCAAAGAATCAGTAATTTTCTTTTCAACTGATTTTCTGTATGACACATCGAGCTTTTCTGCACTAACAGAACCACCAACTAGCCTGTCACCAACAATCTGTCCATCCATGGTGATTGCAGTTGAATACGTCCCATTGTAGCCTGCGGAACTGTAACCAAGACCATTCAGATTCCACCTCCAAACCTTTCTTGCAGTTTCAACGTCATCTGTGTCCATGACTAGAAGTTCATCAGCATTTTTTGTGATGACCACATGACCATTCAGTGCAGAATGAATTAATTCTGTCGCATTGTCCACCGCTTCCTTGACAATACTGCTTGAAGTAGGAATTTCATTGATTTTCTTCATAATTTCTGCGTTTGCAGATGAAGCAGAACCTGTCATTCCATGGGAAGCAGACTGACCAAGTGTGATTGTGTTGTTGGATGGTTTGTCAATTTGAATACTCATCTTTGTTACAGGAAAAAATCTGTCAAGACCATTTGGTGCAGATATAACCCTGATTTCATCCAACATCTTGATTCTTTCAATGCTTACATCCAACATGTGAAGGTCAACAGCTTTGACAGTCAGTGTCATGTTTTCAAACTGAATGCTTTGCAGGTATTCCTGACCTTTTTTTAACAGATTTGCAGGAACATTGACATTATCAAATGTGACTGTTTTGTATATATAGCCATAAGTGTTTACCGCTGATTCTGATGCAATGAAGTCAACGCCATTATTCACAGATTTGATGGTCAATCTTTCTTCAAGTCCCTGAATAGAACTTTTTTCAAGTTTTGCGCCAAGGGGAATCACTGCTGTTGCAATATCTGTTGCATTAAGATTTTTGGTGAAATCAAGCAGATTTTGACCAAATTCAATTACCTGTGTGTTGGTATTTGGATAGTCTGCAAGATAATCCAGATATCTAATTCCATTTACCTTCCTGATTCTTAAATGCCCACCATAAGTGTCAAGAAGGTCTGTCTTGATGACTTTAAGTGTTGATTCCCAATTGGTGTATTTATAAAGTGAATTATTGCTGTCAGTAACTGTGACCTGACCAAGTGCAAACATCTTTCCAACAGTCTGATTTGCAGGAATAGTGTGTACATAGTGCCACAACTGATTGGTGTTATTATCATAGGGACTGTGTGCAGTTTCAATCTTGCTTACGTCAGTTATTTCCTGTGCAGTATAAGTTGGAAGACTTGTCTTTGTCCCAAGAATTGCAGTTGCATCTGTGATTGCAACAGAATCCACCTTCAAGCCATAGTAATCGTTTACAGAACTGTCTGTGTGCCAATACAGATAAAATTCCATAGAAGGAATGACAAATGTATTCCCTGCAAGGTCATTTGCTTTTTTCTTTGTGAATGCAACATAAACCTGATTATTTTTGACATAGTAAAGTGAAGCATAGTCCGAAGATGTTATTTCACTTGTGCATTGTGCATTGAAAGTAATTCCAAGATTCCGTTCTGCAATCTGTGCATTGTGAATATTCAGAAGTGTTTGCAGATAACCCCTGACTGTCACATTGTGATAGACAGCAGGTCTTTGAACTGAATCATTGAAAAAACCAAGTTCTCCTTCACAAGTCACTTTCTTTCTGTTGTAAAAATCTATTTCTTCATCAACAACCCTTCCACAAAAAATTTCATCTTCATTGTCCATCACCTGAATAACAGATTTCATCTTCTGAATGCTGTCATAATAGGGATGTGTCGGAAGAATTGTGAATGTGAAAGACCCTGCACTGTTTTCTTCCAAACCCACCTTGGGATTGGTCAAAACAAGATTTTCATCACGCAAATCATAAAGTGGAAGATTATCACATAAAACCTGATACATTACAAACTCCCCCCTTTGTATTCAATAGTGACTGTTCCATTTCCTTTGAATGTCACATAATTGTCACCTTCCTTCAATCTGATTCCAAGGACTGTTGTTGTTCCTTTTGGTAAATCATAAGTTACATTATCAAATGTGGCTGTCATGTTTTCTGTTGTTGTGAATTTGGGTGAAACAATTTTTCTTCTGTTGATAAGGTTCACAGTAGTTGTCCCATTGACTTCTGCTTTGTTTGAATAAATAATTCCATCAATAAAGCTGAATATGTCCCAAACCCAAGGTTGCCCTGCGCCATTGACTTCAAGTTTGTATGGGTCAACTTCTGCATCCACGGCAATTGTTGCAAGTCTTTTGTTGGTCTTGAATTGGTTTACTTTGCATCTTCCTTCATAGTAAAAATTTTTGTCCCAATCAAGCAGAATCCTAAGTTTCCGACCATGAAGATAATTGGTCACTTTTGAAAGTGTTGTGGACCATACATTGATTGGGTCAATAACACTGAATGTGAACTGCAGTTTTCTTTGTTTATATTTGACATCATCTGTCAGCACTTCTGTCAAGTCAATGACACTATCTGCGCCTGCCACATCCACTTTTTCCAGTTTTGGTTCAGGAAGACCGATGTCTTTAGAAGTCAAAATCAAACCAAAATCCTTATATGAATTTTTTGTTCCAAATGTAACTGTCTGCATTATTGTCTTCCTTTCTTCTTGTAAATCTTTCCAAGTTCTTCATCCATAGCAGGTGCGGTTTCTGCAACTAACACCCCTGTATCAAGAACCAACTGATAGTTCATACTTTCAAGAACCTGTGGGAAAAAGTCTTCAAGCAGATTGACCAATTTTGTGAAGGACTGAATCATCACACTGTTTTCACCGTTGATTGCCGTTTGAATCATTTCCATCAGGTTCTGCGTTCCAACAACTGTTTCACTTCCTGCTTCACCACCTGCAAGGAACTTGTTTGTTGCATCATCATAACCAAAGATTGTCGGCTGATTCATAATCATACCGTCATCCATAGCTTTCTTGTACCAATCAACACTGAAGTGTGGAATAGACGGTGGTGCAAGGCTGAATTTGCCTGTCAGTGAAAAGTGTGGAAGTTTAATTTTTGGTAGTGACCAATTGAAATTGAAAATTCCCTTCAGCCAATTGACGATTGGTGATAAGAAATTTTTTATTCCATTAAACACGCTTGTAAATGTACTTTTTATTCCATTCAGAACGCTTGTTACAGATGACTTGACTGCATTCAGGCCATTTGTAATTCCTGATTTGATGCCATCTATCACTGTGGTAACCGCCGACTTGATACCATTCCAAACACTTGTAAATGTAGTTTTGATTCCATCCAAGATGGTTGTGATGGTGGACTTTATAGCATTAAAAACCGTTTCAGCAACAGTTTTGATTGCTGTCCAAATATTTGAAAGTGTTGTTTTTATTGCATCCCATGCTGTGCCGAACAAGGTTTGTAATGTATTCATTAAGGTGTCAAAGAAGTTTTTCAAGCCGTCCCACAAAGATTCACCAATTTCTATAATGCTTGTCCATATAGCCGAAAGTGTTTCTTTTGCTGTTTCCCAATCACCTGTAATAACCGCAACAACCAACTTCACAATGTCTGCAATAATATTGAAAGCGACACCAAGGACATCACCAAGCATAGTTGCAAGTGCAACAATCACAGGCATCAGGAATGTCACAATTGTATTGACCAAAAGTGTGATAATTTGAATTAGTTGCGTAATGATTGGAAGAACTGACTGTACAACTTGTATGATTGGTGGTGCTAGTGCTTCAATCAATGAAATCAGAACAGGAAAGATTTTTTCACCTAAGTCCATAAGTGGTGGAAGAATGCCGTCCAAAAGACTTGTAATGACAGGGGACAGTTTTCCAATCAGTGCCTGAATTGTTGGAAGTGCCTGTTGAATGTAGTCAGAAGCATTTTTCACAATAGGCATTAAAGCACCACCAAGTTGAATTCCAATACTTTGAAATGCTCTTTTTGTTTGGTCAAGTGAATCTGTAAGTTTCACACCATTGTCTATCAGTTCATCATCAAGCACCAAACCAAGCTCATGTGCTTTCTGTTTCATTTCTTCAATTGAACCTGCTTCACCATTCAAAAGTGGCATCAGTTCAGTTCCCGACCTTCCGAAAAGTTCTGTTGCAAGTCTTGCCTTTTCCGTTTGGTCATTCATTCCTTGAAGTGCAGAAATGGTGTCAAAAAGAACATCTTCCTGTGACCTAAAAGAACCATCTGCATTGGTGACAGAAACTCCTAACTTTTGGAATTGCTCCACATTGGATGCTGTTCCATTCTTTGCGCCATCCATTGCCAAAGTCAGGGATTTCATACCTGCTTGAAGTGTTTCAACAGCAGTTCCTGACTGCGAGCAAATAAAGTCAAGTTCCTGAAACGCCGTTCTTGAGACGCCAATCTTCTGTGACAGCTTGTCAACTCTGTCTGCACCTGATGCGGCTTTGGTTGCAAGTCCAACTAATGCTGCCCCTGCAACAGTTGCACCACCAACAATAGCAGTTCCCCACTTTGCAACAGTCCCGATTCCTGATTTCAGTTTGGAACTGAGACCTTCTGCTTTTCCTGTGGTCTGCTCAATCTGATTGTTAGCATTTGAATTGTTAATTGCAATTGTGCCAATTAATTGAAATAAATTCATCTATTCAGTTCCCCCTTTCTATTCAGGAATGAAGTTCTGCATCATGTCATAAGAATCTTTGATGGTTGTTTCAATGTCTGACTTGTCCCATGATGCAAACATTAGGTTTTTCTGTGTTTCTTCCTGATTTTTATATTCTTCAAGATAGTCAGTCCATGTTTGTTCAAAAATCTTGTGCAACCAATGCTCCCATTGGACTTTTTCTTTGTGTCCTTCAAGGAATTGGTCAATCCATTCAGTGAATCTTCCTGATGCAATTACCGCATCAATCAAAGAAAATGGACTTGCATATTCTCTGAACAGCAAGTCCATCATCTTCATGTCACCTAATTGAACAATTTTGAAACAACCCCAATAAAATCCTTGAATTCATCCTTCTTAAAGAACTCAACAATCATTTCAGTGAAGGTCACAAAGTCCAAATTTGCAAGTTCCTTTTCAGACATTCCACTGACTTGTGAAAGAAGTCCATAAATTTCTTTCTTGCAGTTGGGGACATTTGCAATAACAATGTTGGCAATTTCAAGGACAACAGTAAACCCAATGGAATAAAGCATGTCTTCACCTTTTGCGTCTTTATTGCCTGCCTTGAAAGCATTTGCAATCTTTCCAAGCGTTGCAGGGTCAAACTGCTCCTTAATTTCCTTCAATCCAATCTTGCTGATAATCTTGAACATAGGAAACACATCTTCTGACTTCAATGTTCTAAGTTCAAACTTTGTGGTTGTTTCACTCATAATCATTCACCTTTCTTTTTCCCGACAGTCTTCTGTTCCTTTTCAGGTTCAGCAGTTTCAGGTTCAGCAGTTTCAGGTTCAGTGTTAACAACTGTAACAAGTCCCTTTCGTGCGGATTCAATTTCTGCAAGTCTGCTTTCATCACAGTCAAGTACTTCACCAACCTTGTGAAATTCCAAAGTGTACTTGTCAATAAATTCAGAAATAACTTTTATTTTCATGATTCACCAACCTTTCCAATATACAAATCCTTTGGATAGTAGATATGGTAGGGAAGTGTGTCCAAGTCGCTGTCAAGGTCCGCATGACACTCAAAGGTGTATTTTCCAACACATCCTTCTTTGTTCTTTCCCTCCGCTTCAAAGCCACTTGTGCAAAGTGCATTGTCCATAATGACGATGATATTTTTTCCTGCAAGGTTCTTTCCGACAAATGCAATGTTGTCATAATAATCACCCTCTGCAATGTCTGCTTTGCTTTCAATAAGGTCATATGCTTCATCAGTTGAAGTTCCATATTTTGCAATCAGCACATCCTTGATGATATTCTTAGTCAGTTCAAGAAGATTTATTTCCATGGATGCCTTTTCACCTGTCTTGACTTTCAATCCTTTGACAAGAACCAATGCACCATCTGCTTCAACATCTACAAATTCAGGTGTGATTGTGATTTTAGAACCACCCTGCGTTGCACCAATACAAGATTCAGCGAAGTTCCAAGACTTCTTTTCTGAGCTATAAACAAGACCTTTGTGAATAGTTCCTGCACCGAACATGATGTTCTTAGGTGTGGAATCGCTGACACCTGTTTTTCCAAATTTCATATGTTAAACTCTCCATTCTTGAATATTCAGGTTTATTTGAATTCTAGCCAATTCCTGTTCACCTGTTGGAACAGGAAAAGCTGTGGAATAAGAAACAGCAATCCCTGAACCATTGTCAAGAATTGCTGTCCTACCATCAGAAGGAAAAAACTGTTTCAGTTTTTCCTTGATAGATTCAAGTGTCAAATAATTTTTGTTTGTTGTGCCTGTCAAAATCAGTGTCCCTTGCTCCAGTCCCTCTTCATTCATAGGTTCAATTTCTGTGTATTCTCCTATGAAGTAAGGAAAAGAAAGCGGTTTTGTCCATTGCATGAATTCATAGGGGATGGACAAGGATTCAAGACAGTCATTCACATATTTCAATGCTTCAACCGTCATCCTAATCCACCGAACCTTTCTTCTGCCAACCGTTGGATTTTTGCTTGCAGGGATTGAAATGCACGCCACAACATTCTTTTTGGATGCTTACCAAAAGTAATATGTCTTTCGCCATGTTCGTCATAATATGCCCAAGGAACATCTTTTCTTCCATCACCATTCAGCGCATAGATACCTGTTCCAAATTCTTCCCAAACAGCATTTTCATAATCTGAACCAATAGTAACTGCCAAGTCTGATTCACTGACACTATGCCCAAATGAACCCTTTGTTTTTCCTGTCACAACAGCACAATTTCTTTTGGTCTGTGCTTCCACTTCACCACCTGCTTCTTCAAGAAACGCAAGTGCTGTGGACTTGATTACATTTTTGACCTGAATAGAATAGTCATTGAATATTACATTAGACACCTAAACCACCCCCAACATACTTCAAATATATTTCAAGGTGTTTGTGCATTCCCATTGGGTCATCAATCATCAAAATCTGATACACATTTCCCTTGATAATCATTCTTGAATTTTCCGATGTCACATCAACCTTTTCACCCTGTGTGGTCAATATAGCACCATTGATGAAATCAAAAGGATTCCAAACCAAACTCTTTGAAAGATTTTTGCAAGTGTAAAAACCACAAATGAAAACATGTGTTGTTTCCTGTATTTTTGCATCATAAGTGTTTGATGCGCTCTGACCCCCTTGATAATCTAGCCATCCAAACAGGTCAACTACATCTGTCCACTTATGCTCCCTTTCTCCAATTGCATTTTTCTGTCCTTCATTCTTCACCTGAACCAACGCTGTGATATTCCCACCAATATTCATGGTCAAAACCTTGCTTTCTTATAAACTTCTAAGAATCCAAGCAGGGACACAGGAAATCCCATCACTTGATTGTTTTTATCTTGGTCAAAGTAGGTCACTGAATGCCTTGAAAGTGTTTCAGACTTGATGCCAACCCTGTTCATGCTTTCCACATCCCATTGCAACATTTTGATGACACCTTGCTGAACATCAGCAGGATATTCAATCTTGGTTACAAGATTGTGGTCAACTGTGAACAGGTCTTTGTCAAGTCTGATGAAATCATCAGCAACTTCTTTGATGACATACAATCCATCATTCACATTGCTTTCAGAAATTTGGATAGTGTCACCCACCCTGTTGAATGGATGACACCCCATGATTTTATTTCCAAGGCTTGAAGCAGTGAACCTAATGTATCTATTTTGGAAATTGTTGTTTGTGTACTTTCTGATAAGAATTTCAAGTGCATTAAGTTTCTTCTGCACCTGTTGTTCGTCCATGTGCTTGAATTCAGGAAGTAGCATCACATCTTCAATCGGGACAATCATGTTGATTCACCGCCTTTCTGCTTTATTCCTTATGCAACAGGTGTTGCAAGGTAATATGCAAGACAAACCTTCTCTTGATTGGTGATTGCAACACCATAAATCTTGTCAACACTGATTTCAGTAGTTCTTGCAGGATTGGTTGTGTGTCTTTCAGTTTCAACATTAGTGTCCCTTTTTAAGAAGATTGTGAGTGCAGAAGCATCATCTTCCGTTTCAGTATCACTGTTCAGTTTGATGATAGGACAAAGATATTTTGCAGATGCCCCATCTCCAGTAGTCTTAACCTTTTTAGAAGGTACAATTCTAACACCTGCAATCATGCCAATTTCACCATGCATCATGACAGCATTGTCATACTTGTCTGCACTGATGAAGTCCTTGTCAAGCCGAAGCTGTGTCACCTGCTTGGGATGAATAAACATCACCTTGTCAGACTGTACTTCTTCTTCAAATGTATCAACCGCATTGACGATTCCTGCATAGCTGATGGAAACAGCGGTTGCAGGGTCATATTTCTTCTGAACACCATATGGTGCAGAACTTTTATCATAGACAGTTGTCAGTGCTTCCATTGCATCACTATCGACTTTAGATGCAATAGCTTTTGCAAGCTGTGTAGTTGCTTCACCAACAGGATTTCCATATCCTGAAAGAACAGCTTCATCTGTAAGCATGACAGACTTCATTGCTTTCTTAACACCAAAAGGAATGGATGTTGCAGTCAATGTGGATGCTTCAAGCTTTCCGCCCTCTGCAACATCCACTGCATCACCAATGTATGCAAATGCAGGAACAGTGATTTTATCACCCGCATTCCCCTGAAGTGTAGTGTCAATCTTTGCAAAAGGTGTGACAACGATTTTCTTTTCTACCTTTGCAGAAATCATGTCAGACATGACTTGCGGATTGACAAGATTTTCTAATTTTGTAAGTGCCATAATAATTCACCCTTTCTTTGAGTTAGTTTGATTTGTTCCCTGAAAGCTCATTGTACAGTTCAGGATTTTCATGGAATATTTTCAGCCTGTCCTGATAGCCCATCTTGTTGAATTCTTCCTGTGAAACTTTCTTGGTGTTGTCACCATCAGGAAGTTTATGTTCATCAATCTTCTTCTGTGCATCAGAATCAAACTGTGCAGGGAACTTTGTCTTTAGACCTGCAAGCATATCATCAATTCCTTTAATGCTTCCATCGTCATTAAGCACAAGTTCACCCTTTTCTTTTAGCTTGAATGTGAGATAGTCAACATCCTTTGCTTTTGCCGAAAGAAGTGCAACCTTAATTGCATTTTCTGTTTTTGTCTGTTTTAGTTCAGTTTGAAGTTCAGCAACCTGTGTTTCATAAGCAGTGATTTTGGACTGCAACTGTTCATTCCCCTTACTTCCCTTTTTCAGTTCTGCAATTAAGGAAGTTGCTTCGCCATATTGCTTTGTAACTGCATCATGGTCATCCTTTAACTTTCTATATCTGATTCCAAGGTTTTCTTCATCAGCAAGAAAAATCTTGTTCTGCTTCATTTCACCTGTTACTTTTTCAATCTGTTCATCTGACAGACCCTGCGACTTCAAAATTTCCTGTAATGTCATTTTGCTTTCCTTCCTTTCATACGATTTTTACAAGTTCGCCTTGATTTGATTGAAGTGGATATTTCACATCATCCCTGATGCCCTGACATGCAAAAAAGAACAGTTTTATGTCTTATTCAGGACATATAAAAAGCACACATTACTGTGTGCTTAATTTACTGTCTATCACTAAAGAAATCTTTCCAAAATGGATTTTCTTCATCAAAGATTTTCTTCTGTTCAGGTGTCAATGCGTGTGGATAATCCTTGAACATGTTGAATACCTTCTTCTTGTCAAAGCTGAACGCCCATTCACCTATGCTTTCAGGATTATCGACCCACCAAATTTGGTCATCCTCATGTTCTTTATAAAATTTATTTGATTGTTCCGCCAATTCCTTTCACCTGCTTTCCTTCTGCTGTATTAATATAACCAAGAAGGGACTTAAATTCATCTGTATTGAAATTACTGTCCGTAATGTTCATCATAAAATCATATCTTTCGCCATGCCCACTTGCAGAAGAACATCCAAATCTTTTAGTTAATGTATATCTTGGATTTCCATTGAAGTTTATCCAACCATTATATTTTGATGATTGTAATTCCAAATATTGAAGTTTACCTTCTTGTTTCCTTACAATAGATGCATGCTTCCCCACACACAAATAATATTCTTTTCCTTCTTCACAAGTTTTCAAGAAGTTATTTGCAAGTGCACAAGATGATTTTCCTACCACGTCACCATAATACTGTGCAGTAATACCTTCCATTTTTGACAATGCAAATAAATTTCCCACCCTTGAAAAGCATTTTCTTGATTCACCATCCCTGAAATCAAGAACATCCCATCCTTGTTTTTGTCCAATATATGAAAGACCAACTGAAGCACATGAACCCAGTGTTTTATCACCACCTGCAATTGTATTGATTATTTTCTGTTCTGTCATGTTAGTTTTACATGCAGTAACAGGATTATATGCAACTTTATATTCTTGCAGTGACGAAAGTACTTTATTGTAATTTTCATCATCAGATGTAATAGGTTTTTCCAAAATGTCCGTAGCACTTATCGTATCAGCATTATTAGGTAAATTCAAATATTTATTCTTGAAATCATCAAAACTATCTGACTTATCAAGTTCAAAAAAATCTGCTCTGTCTTTCAAAGTCTGAAGTTCATCTTCATCAAGTCCCCATTTTGCTCTCTGAAGAACACAACACCTGCAATTACAGTCTTCTGACGGGTCACCAAAGTCTGAAGGAAACATTGCCCTTGCGCCTGTGCTTGGAACGGTGAATTCTTCATCAACATCAACAATTTGACCATCAAGTTCCCTGTGCGTGTCTCTTGTAGCTCCATCCAAAGTTGCATCCCACTGTTTAACCACATTAGCACCTCTTCCTTTTGCAGTTCGCATTGCATCAAACGTTCCTGATTGCTGAACCCTGTGACCTTCAGTTCTTGCAATTCTTGTTGCGTTGCCCAATGCTTTGTTAAAAGGACTATTCATTCCCTTTGCAATTTTGGTTGCCATTTCACCCCAAGATGAACCATTTGCAACACCCCTTGATAACTCCATTCTAATTGAATCCTTTAACCTTGAAACATCTTCACCAAGTCTGTTGTATAATCCGTGTGAAATCTTTGAATCAGACTGAATTGCTTGGGTGACTTTCTTTTGGTCAATGGGAACAATCATTGGAATTCCCTGTGTTTGCAAGTCATACATATTCCCAACATATCCTGTTTCATAGCACCCATTGATGTAAGAATCAACAGTTGAATATTGATTCTTTTTAAGGTTATTCAAGACACCATCAAGTTGGTTCTTCAATGCTTCTTGATACTTTTTTTGGTATATGATTGACTGAAGGTTTTCCATGTCCTGCCTTGCAGACAATTCAGCAATTTTCTTTTCACAATCTTCTTTTGCCTTGGAATATACCTGTTTCAATTCTCTGATTGTCTTTTTTTCCTGTTCCAAGGAATATTTTTGAACTTCTTTCTGTGCCTTATTCAATCACTTCACCTTCTTCACCATCAATCCCTTCCAAAATGTTCATCGCATTCTGATTTTCCTGCTCATCGTCATAAAGTTTGCCTTGAATTTCTTTATAATCCAAATCAAGGATTTCACAAATATTCTGAACGATTGTTTCATCATCAAGGACATTTGCAATGTTCAGGATAGTGTTGACCTTAATCTGCTGTGTTTCAGCATCTGTCTTTTCAATCAGTGCATTGTCAGATGCATTGGTCATGACTTCTCTTTCAAAGTCAAACCAAACATCATTCATCTGATAGTCAGTTCCATCTTTGTGATTGATTTCTGAAAGAACAACTTTCAGAATCTTTTTCAGAAACTGTTTCAGTTTAATTTCAAGTTTGTTACACTTCAAATCAAGCAGTGCATATCTTGATTTAATAACTATGTTTGTTATATTTCCATCACCAAGTTGTGCAGAATTGAATCCCATGCCAAATCTATAAATGTTTTTTTCATCTTCCAACATCTTTGTCAGTCTTGCCTGATAGGGGATGTCAACTGTGTGGATTTCCACACCGCCATTTTCATCAATACCAATCATCTTCTTGCTTCTCAAATTTTGTTGCAGCTCTTCTAAATTGTCACCTTGAAATCCCTTGATGACATGTAACGGATGGTCAAAGTCAACCAAATTGTTTGAAAGACCACAAGACATCAGGTCATAGTCATCAATGATTGGTTTTATTGGCTTCAGACCTGACCACTGCTTCTTGCAGTTATCCAACCTGAAAAAAGGTATAAACCCAAAGTTGTCATAATAGATTGCATCATCATCATTCTTATGATAGGTGATGTGTGGTCTTGGATTCAGCTTTTCCTTTTTGTCAAGAATCAGCTTTCCTTCTTCTTCCTGCACATAGAAGGTAGTCTGTTGTGAATCCCAAACCTGAATTCTTTTAATGACCTTGTTTTCCTTTGCAATTCTGTCCACATACCAATAAATGACATATTCACATCCATCATCTGTGTCTTTTGCTCTGACTTCCACAACGCCCATTGAATCAGCATGTTGGAAAGCAAGCCTTTCTTCACTGTTCATGTATGCATACATGTAATCAAAGCCCTTGGTCACAGCACCTGTAAGAACATCATTCAATTCTGAAACAAAATCATCATCAAAGTATTCATCCAACCTATCTTGAAGTTCAGGAATATCTGTCTTAACAAATCCATTTTTTCCCGAAAGTATATATTGAACTTCTTGGTCAACCAATTCAGTGAAAAAAGGATGTGGGATTCTAATGTTTGTTCTATTTTCGTCTTCCACAAGTTTTCCATCTGCATTGTAATAAAAAACTCTATATTGCAGAATGTCATGTTCCGCTTCATAGTATTTTTGACCAACGCTTGCAAGTCTTTTCTTTGTGGAAGTCTTATCTTCACTTATGAACCGCAAGATTTCAGTTTCCGATAGCATTCTATTTCACCCCTTTCCTTTAAGATTTAATATATCCACTTGTTTCCAAGTATGAATTTCTCAAGTGCATAGCGCATCGCATCCATCAAATGATTGAAGTCATCAATTGGAACATTCAGCTTCTTTCCAAACTTGTCTATATCCCATGTGTAATTGCTGATTTCAGTCAGGAAATTTACACATCTGGGATGCACAATAATTTCAAGTTCCTGAATCCACTGAATTCCATTGTTGATTGAATCCTTTCCCTTCTTTGCACCTGTTACATGAAGATGCAGGGAATTCAGTTCATCAATGGACTTTGGTTCAGCACAATCTGCTGTGATTTTTTCTTTCATAAATCCCATTTGCTCAATCTTCTGTGCAATTGCTTTGTTGGACAATCCTTTTTCATAGAATTCATCAAAGACATAAAGTCTTTTCTGCCCCAAGTCAAGCATCCCACAAAAAAGTGCAGAAGGGTCATTTGTATATCCAAAATCAAGACCAAATGCAGGTTTCAGGTTGTCCTTGATGACACCTGTCTGTCCTTCATCTGCTTCTTTTTTTGTGATGAACCTGAATTCTTCTTCCTTCCAATTCTCAAAAACAAGACCTTCAACAATTCCCCAACCACCTAAACCTGCAACCTGATACCTTCTTGGATTGTTCTTCTTCATCCTTTCAAACAGGTTCAAGTCATTTGCATCCAACCATTCATTGCAAAGATAGTTGGTTGTGAGTGCAAGAACATCAGGGTCAGGTTTATCAAAGAATCGCTTTTTCAGCCAATGCCTTTCATTCCAAGGATTGAATGTCAATGTTATCTGTTTGAATAATGGTTCAGCACATTCACCCCTGATGGATTCATCAAGCATGTCAAAATCAGGTTCTTTCATGACTTCATAGGCTTCTTCAACCCACATCCAACAAAGTGAACCAACGTCAACTGTGATTGATGTGACTTTCAACGGGTCATCAAGTCCCCTAAAATATATCTTTTGACCTGTTGGAAGATAGGTTATTTCAAGCGGTGATTCTTTGAAATCCCAAAGATGGTCAACATGCAGTCTGTGAACTGCCCACTTTAACTCAGTGAAACAGGAATCTTTCAAGGTTCTGAACGTTTTTCTGACAACTAAGGTGTTTGCATCCTTGTATTTCATCATGTTATAAATAATCCAAAGTGCTGTTGTCTTTGACTTCTTGGATGCTCTTGAACCTTTTACAACCCGATATCTTCCATGAAATTTCCAAAATGCATTGTAACCTTTTCCCACAACATCAGGAAGGTAAATCTTCATTTTCTTCAATCGGACCAACCACCTTCCTAAACTTTGAACATTTCCTTTGCAGACATCTGTGTGTTTCCACAAGTCCTTGTGTCAAATAGGCTTTGTAATATTTACAGTATGCAACAGGAAAGACAGAAAAGTTTCCATCAATCAAAAAAACAGGAACATTCTGTTCTGTTGGTCTGTTCTTTCTTCTTTTTCTTTGTCTTGCCCTTTGCGCTGTCCTGTTCCCTTTGTTTTTGTTAGTCTTCAAGGTCTTCTTCACCCCCAAAGACAGGAATGACAAGATTCACATTTGTGGAACTGTCAAACAAACCCTGCATCTTTGCAAGTGTTTCAACAGCTTTGATTGCATCTTTTGCGGATGGTTTCTTCTTTTTGGTCACAGCTTCACTAACACCAGTGCCACAACCTTCAACCACAATCACTTCTTCATCAAGTTTTTGTCTGATGATTGAAGTCAGGACTTCTTGCATTTCCGAAGCACTTGCAATCTTTGCAGATTTCATTTCATCAGCCAATCTTTGTAGTTCCATTTTAATTTCAGCATTTTTCAACAACCTTTGCCCTTGTGAATATGCAGTTTTTTCCGCATAACCTGCTTTTTTAGCAGATTCTGTTGCATTTCCGTTGCTTGCATACTCTAAGCAAAACTTCTTCATTTTGCTTGTCATCCTGAAACCCCCTTTCATCATATTTTTCGTTTCAGTACAAATAAAAAAAAAAAACAGACATTCTTTTGGATGTCTGTTTACAATTATTCACACTATTATTTTAGCACTTTTTCACTTTACATTCAAGGTTTTGTAGAATTTATTCAGTAAAATTTCCTATAAATTCTATCTTTCATCCTGCAAAGTGTTGGAATCTTCACATCCATCATCCGACAACAGTCTTTCATCTTGTAATCTTGGAAAAAATAAAGATTGATAAACTTTTGCTGTCTTTTGGTAAACTTATTTATTGGAACACAAGACACAAGTCTCACCTTGACCGCTTTCAGATGTTCCAATTTCCGTTCATCTTCAATAAGATTCAGCATCATATCTTCAAATTGTTTGTTGTTCCCTGACGACTGAATTTTTTCCTTGTCATATCTGATTGCACTATCTGTTGAAAAAGAATCAATCATCATTTGCAGATTCTGAATCTTTTTTTCTAACTTTTTGATGTCATCTAAAATCATTTATCTTCCTTTCATAAACAAATTTCTGAAAAATCCTGAAAAGGTTCTTGGTGCTAATTTTCTCACCTTGAACCGCTTGAAACCCCGATAAATAAAGGCTTTTCAAGATATTTTCACAACATCATCGGTTCTTGGTCGGTTCTTGGTCAAAATAGCACCTTGAACCGCTTGAAACCCCGATAAATAAAGGCTTTTTGGGGTTGCGGTTCAAGGTGGTCACTACTACTTCTATATATTTCTTTATTTTACTGAAGTTATATTTCACATCACATCACTATGTAATATAAAATCTTTCTTTTCTTAAAAATATTAAGAAATAAGGATTTCACCTTGAACTGCAAGAACCGATTATCTGTTTTCCTCAATAAATAAAGGCTTTTTAGCGGTTCAAGGTGCTTAATTTCACCTTGAACCGACCTTGAACCAAGCAGGAACTTTTACCTGATAATAATCGAAGCACAAACAACAAACACTGTGATGATGCTTCCAAGAACAAATCCCACAATGAACTTCAGCATTTCACACCGCCTTTTTTAATTATAATGTCCCTGTTGACCTTTGCTTTCTGTGCGGTCTTTGAATATCGCTTAAAATCTCGCTCCAAGCTATGAACTTTGACCTTCTGATGTTTCAGGTCTGCTTCCAACTGTCGCATTTCTATTTTGGTGATTGGAACACCATTTGGATGTTTGCAGGTCTGGACCATTCTTTCCATGTCCTTCATCTTCTGAAACTGTGTCCCAAAGTTCTTCTTGATTTCCTGCTTCCTGTCTTCTGCATCCTTTTCCAAACCTTTCAGGAACTGCAACATCTGTTTCAAAATGTCTTCCTTATGCTCCCAATCAAGTTCAATGGTCTTCATCAACACATTCAGGTTGTTTTGTGTTGCAGGGAAAAAGGATTCATACTCTATTCTCATTTGACCTGTGTCCCAGTTAATATTCAACCACATTAAATGTCACCTTTCTTTCTGTTCTGTGACTTTTCAGGGTCAAATCCGTCAGGATATCTTTTACGCAACTTTCTAGCATTCAGCCGTAAAACCGTTTCCAAATCATAACCGATAGCATATGCAGTCACTGCAAGATACCATGCGACATCACCAAGTTCCTTTGCAAGATGCTCTGTGTCAAGGTCATGTCCCTGAAACAGGTACTTCTTTACAATATCCGCACATTCTCCTGATTCTCCGCAAAGACCAAGGACACCATTCACAATGTCTGCTTCGCCAGCTGTTCTAAGTGCTTCTTTCTGATAATCATTAATTGTCATTGTTCTTTCCCTTCCTTTTCTGTAAATTCAACATATTTGTTCAAATACCACTGTGCTTTCTTGATGTCTTCAAGACCATTCTTGCTTCTGTGTCTGTATAGATATTTGAATGCATTGCAGACACAGAACCCTTTCACATATTCCACACCCATAACTTCTGTCATGACATCAATGCATTCAAACTGTCCTGTTTCATAGTGTGATGGATGGTTTACCATATCAATTTCTAACAAATATTCTGCACTTCCTTCCTTTTATCTTTTTGTCTACAATTTTGCAGTCAAGGTGCCTTGTAATTTCCTTGCTGAAAGTTTGCATTGCCACCTTGGTGAACCCATTTTCATGACAAAACGTGTCATACCTTGTAAACACTTCTTTTGTTTCATTGTTTAATATTTCATAATCTTCCACCTCATCAAGAAACAAAAAAATCGGATTGTTGTCTCTTTCAAATGATTCAATTTCTTCCTGAACTGCTGTGGATTCTGTGAATCCCTGTGCATTCAGCACCCTTTGAAGACCCTGAATACCTATGTTGACCAAATACTCTGCAACTTCTTGTGTCTGCAAGTCCCACTTGATTCTTGAATTAAAATCAGGGTCACCTTTGCTGAATTTTGCATTGAAGGGAATAATGACCAGTCTTCTTTTAATTGCTTCAAAACCTTTGTTTCTGACCCTTGGAAGTTCATTTGCAGAAAACAGCAGTTTGACAGTAGGCTTGAAAAAATAAACATCCTGACCCTTATTTTCTGCTTTGATATCATTACCTGAAACAATCTTCTTGAATTGACTAATTGCCTTCCCTTGCAAAAATTCATCACTGATGTCATCACCTATATTTGCAAGTTTTCCAAAAATTGTTGTGGTGCTGAACTTTTCAGACAGTTCGTCAAGGTCAAGCGACACATAGTTTTCCCTTCCAAGAACCCATTCCACAAGGTCAAGAAATGTGGATTTGCCGTTAGCACCTTGACCTGTCAGGATGAATGACTTTGAAAGCTCATTTTCCCTAAAAAAGCAATAACCAACGCATTCTTCCAAAATCTTCCTAATTTGTGCATCATTACAACTGATTTTGTTCAAGGTCTTGTCTGTGATTTCTGAATATGCTTCTGAATTGTAATCCCAAGGAATTGTGTTTGTAATAATATATTCAGGACTGAATGGAAGCAGTTCCATCGTTCTGATGTTCAGGACACCATTCCTGAAAGCAATGAATTTTGCATCAGATGCAGGTGAATTTTTTGGTGTTGTGACTTCCAAAAACTTCAAGGTTTCTGTTCTCTGTGTTGCTTTCAATGCAGGTATGACTTCAATCATCTTGGATTCAATCATTTTATAACCTACAACATAGATTCCGGATTCTTCATCATAACAATGAAGCTGACCATTTATCCTTTTGATGTGGAACTGTGACTTCATATATTGACCAAACACATTGTGCAGGAATGTTTTCCCATGGTAAAACATAGGCATTGCAAAAGCTTCATCCCTTGTGATTGTGTCCATTTCCTGTTGTGAAAGTGCTTCATCAAAGATGAATGTGTTCACATTGTCCAAAACATGCCTGATTGCGTCTTTTTCAAGTGCAAGCTGTGTTTGTAAAACAAGGATATATTTGAACAATTCATCATTTCTTCCGTCACCTTCTTCAAGTGCAAGCAGGTCAATTTTTGTACTGACAGGAAGGAGTTCGTCAGGAACTTCCTGAATGTCATCTGGTTCAAAGGAAGGTGGAAACCTGTCTACACCTTCCACCCTTAAAGGGATATATGTTGAACCGCTGTGGATGTCTGCAATCAATCCAACTGCAAGTTTCTTGTCCTTTCCACCCCTTGCAATCTTCTTGTCTGTATTTCTCCAATAACTGTGGATGTGACCATTCTTAGGATTTTCAAGAATCAAACACTTCCAACTATTCTTTTCAGCCATATCCCAAAACTTCTGTGACAGTTCATCAGAATCAAAACTAATGTCAATGAAGTTTTTGTTCAGAATTGCACCAAATGATTTGCTTTTTTGCACCTGTCCCCATCTTAGAAGGTCTTTATCCTTGACTTTCATGGAAGGCTGCTTTCCATCACCTGTTGCATATCCCTTGAAAACAAGGTCATTTCCTTTCCATTCCAATCAAATTCACCTTCTTCCTACTTGAACACCAAACTTTGCAAGCCTGTCATATGCTGTGTTGATGTACCACTCTTTGTCTAACTTTGCAGGACACTTTGCACCATTTACTTCATCATTGAAGATGAAACTGTGTTCAGGTGTCCCTTCCAGTTTTTCAATCTTTCCTGCATTTGCTTTGACCTTCCAAAGTCCACCATCTGACGTGTCCTTGGATGCGAACACCCTGACACACTTTTCATTGACTGTTTTCCTTTGCCCATGGAACTTGTCAAAAGTCTTCATTCTTCCTGTTTCAGGATTGATTCTTCTTTCTTTGTCCCAAAACCCACCATGAAGAATCTTGGTGTATTTCCCTGAAATTTTCCTGACCATCTGAAATTCCTTTAAGTCATCACATTTAAGGATTGTTGTTTCAACAGGGATTCCTTTTGTCATATATTGCACAAGTGCTTCGTTCACAATTGGAAGGTCATAGTCAAGTGCAGACAGCTTCTTTAAATATTCACCTTTTGCCTTGACCGCACCTGTTTCATGGTCAACCATCAAATAATTGTTCACATCTTTTTGGAATATTTCACCAAAGAATGTGTCGAAATCCATCTTCATCCCTGTTCTTTTTTCCCATTCATAGACAGCATCATCAATGATGTCAAAATCCCTTTCATAGTTTCTGACCTTGAAGACAATTCCATCTGTGTTGTTTTGAATCAAATCAACATATGGTTCGAGGTGTTCAATCAAGTCAACCAAAAGCAGTTGCCCATTTACACATATGGAATTGTTGGACATAGGGTCAAATAGTGCTGATGACCTTTGTTTCATTTGTCCTGAAATCGCATTGTCCATGATTTTGAATGGAAGTCTTGCTTTCTTGTCACCTTTCCTTTTGAATTCAATATTGCTTTGATGTATATATTCAAAGTTTTCAGGATGATTCATTACCCTATAACCAAAGTGATATTCCATTTGAAGTGAAGGATAGTATGCTGTGACATCTGCAATCATGAACACACCTGTGTCATGATATTGTGGTAATGCACCATGTCCACCGCCCCAACTAAAAGTGTGTGGAACACCTGCAACCATCACATCCTTCTGTGAGTTGGAGTAAGTCTTGTTTTCAGGTTTCTTGTACCATTCAGCAATATATTTGTATTTCTTCAGCTGTACACAAGGAAGAATGGGAAATTCAAATTCATCATCAAACCCCACACCCTTTCGGTTTCCACCAAGAATCTTTGCAGTTAACTGTGCTTTGGTCAATGACAGGTCTGACAATGGAAGGTTGAAGTGTTTGATGAAATACATCATTGAATTGAATTCATCTATCCTTTTGATGAAGACTTCAACAGTCTGTTCAACATCATGTCTACAATATTGCACAGTTTCTACAATTTCTGCATTTGTCAGCTTCCTGTTTATATTAAAAGGAACTGTGGTTTCCTTGATATTGTTACCAAGGAAGCCTTCAAAAGTTTTCAGTCCCCTGTCAGTCCTTTCCATGACATCATAATTTATCATCTTGATTTTCTTGAAAAGGTCTGAACATTTCCAACCTGCTATATCATGCACAATGATGTTGTCATTAATTTCTTTTGGGTCAAGTCCACAAATAATTGCTTTCATGATGTATTGGTCATAATGCACATTATTGAAACCAACCCAAATGTCATTGATGTGCTCTTGATGAAAAGAATCAAGTGCAGAAGGGTCATTGATGATGACCTGTTCTTTTCGATTGTCCATGTCCAAAATAACCACTATCCAATCATATTTGAACACTTCAAAGTCATAAAACAGCATCAGCAATCACCCCTTCCTGTGTTAGCTTTCAAATACTTCTTTGATGGTGTAGATGGGAAAACCCTTCGCGTTCTTCTTGTAATCAATCAGGTATTCAAGACCACTTGTTCCAATTTCTTCCATGATGTCCATAATCAAATCATTGTATTGTGCATAGTCCTTGAATTCGACATCTTCAACAGCTTCAAGAGAGCGAAGGAAGCGGTTGACATTTCCAATCTGAAATCCCTGTACGATGACCGCATTCATGAACAGAAGCTGACTTTTATACTCACCCTGAATAATTCTGAACCATGCAGAAAACATTGGGTCACCCTTGGATGATTCTTTCAGTTCCATCTTCTCAATCTTGACTTCATATGTACCAATAGGAACTTCTACATAGTCGCCTTTTCCACCATTTGCTTCAACTTCCTTTGTGTCTTTCTTAAGACCTTCAACATCAATTGCTTTGTTCCACTTATCAAATACTGTCATAATATTCACCTTTTACCTTTCTGTTTTGTTATCAAATATTTTTGCAACTCTGACTGCATAATCCACCAGTGCTTTGTCAAGAGCTTTGCCAAGTGCTTCAAATGAAATCCTTAATTTATCAACCAAAAAATCATGTTCCAATTTGTCACAGATGACCTTCATTCCAAGTGCATGTGCAAACTGCAAGAATGCATCTTCCAAGTTTTCATCCTTCTGAATCTCATATTCAAGGATGGATTGAATGTCTGTGCCATCGCCTCTGTGCAAAACATCCATGATATTTTTTTTGATTCCCTGCCGTTCAAGCAAGTTCAAGAATTTGTCCATCAGACTACCTGTCCTTTCTTGTTCTTCTTTTTCTTGCTGGTTTTTCTTCAACTGCACCTGACAGTTTCTTGACACCTTCATCAAATTCTTCTTTGGTAATTACTTCCATGACTGTTTCACCACCAACAACCAAATCAACAGAATCACCTGCATGTTTCATCAGATAGTTATCATTCTTGATGTCATGGAAATAAGTATCAGCATTAAGGGTGACCGTTTCAGAATCAGTGTTGGTTGTTCCATCCTGTATAGGTTCTTCTTTTTCAGTTCTTCTCTTCGTCTTTTCTTCAGCAAATTCTTTTACCTCTTCCGGAACTTCTTCAGCACGTTTTGCAAAAAAATTTGCTTCATCGTAAACCTTCAACAGTTCATTCCAATCCAAAGGAATTGATGTACTCTTAATGTTCTTTAATCTTCCACCACCAAAAATCACTTCATTGGATTTGAAATTCAATGTTCTTGTTTCATCATCTTCCACAACAACCCTTGCAACAATATCCACCATTCCTGCAATCTTGTTTGCAACTTTATCTGCAAGGTTTGGTTTGATGGATGTTATCTTGTCACCTGACTTCCTTGTGATGTCCTTGGTGCTGTCTTCATGAGAAATTAGAACAATGTTTTCATAATCAAGGTTCATCAATCTTCTGATGGTTGACAGAAATTCAGTTCTGACCTTATCCCATGCCCTGAAACTATCATCAGATTCATGTGTGATTCCAAGTTTGTCATACATATAAAGTCTGCAAGATTCATATGTATCTTCAAGAAGGTCAACCACAATGGTCTTGAACCCATTTTCACCTGCTGTTTTTTCAAGTTCGTCAATGTATAACTTGAAGTTTTCCCATGCAAGTCTTTTAATTCTTCCTTCATAGGTGTCTTTGATTGGAAGTGTCTGCATGGTCACAAACTGAATGTTTCCATCTGTGTTCAGATTCAAAGGCATTGGTGCGGAATCCATAAAAGTTGTCTTTCCGCTGAATGCACCGCCATAAATCCATAACTTTCTTTTGGTTGTCTGTCCAACCTGTCTTCTTTCTGCTTTTGGTAAAATCATGAGATTTTCTCCTTTCAAACAATAATCTTTGTATTCACACCAGTTACACAGATATGACTGACACTTTGGAAAGTCCTGTGCATATTGGATTTTCATGCAGGTTTCAAAGAAACCAATTACCTTTTTAGGGTCATATTCCACTTGTCTAATTTCAATATCCACCTGTAAAAGTTCGTTTTGAATCCTGTTCCTGAATTCATTCAAAGTTTCAGTCTTCTTCTGTTTGATATTGACCTTTGGAACAAACACAAAGAATAGATTCCTGATTCTTTTCCCTGTAATGTGTTCGCAAAAATACTTGTAAACATGAAGCTGTTTTGACTGCATATAATGGTCTTTGTTGTTTGAATATTTGAAGTCATACAAATCAAACTGACCATGCAAAAGACCTGCATCATGCTTTGTACATGGAACAAGCAAATCCATTGTTCCTTCATACCAATTAGATGACATATTTACTTCATGAAACCCATCAGGAACAAGTTCCTTAACCCTTGGAATCCAATGTTCAAGTTTTATTGCTTCATTAATGTGTGCATCTGTGATGACAGGATATGACATGAAATACTCATGCAGTGCTGTTTCCAAATCCGTTTCCTGTCCCCTGTGAAGTGCTGTTCCAACCTTCAGCGCATTTGCAGGGTCATCAGATTCCAATGTTTCAAGGTGTTCAACGTATCTGAACAGATACCTTGCAGGACAATTTTCAAAACATTCTGTTGTTGAAAAATGAAATTTGTCCATTCAGTCACCTGTCCTTTCTGTTCCTGTTGTGACTGCTTATGATTGATAGTGCAATCAAGGTTATACAGATAATTAAAACTACCATTGCCGTATCTGACATTCTTTCCACCACCTTTCTTTTAATAATTCATAGTTTTTGGATGCATTTTCATCATCCACACCCACACACAGAATGAAGTTCTTGAAAAGCTGAAACTGTTCGGGATAAAGAAGAATTGCAAAACCACCTGATTTGTCTATTTGATTCAGGTTGTAAATCTGCAAAGGGGAAGGCTTTCCATTTGGTGCTTTAACTTCAATTCCAAGAAAGAATCCTCTGCAACAGCACAGAATGTCAGGAACACCATCTCTTGTGAACTTTTTCCCATTCTGTGCATTTCCTGACCAATACTTGATGAAATAGCATCCTTCACTTTTCAAGAAATCTTTTATCCTGTTTTCAAAGTTCTTTTCACTTGCCAACCACATCACCTTCTTTCACAATTTTCTTGACCATCTTGTTTTCATTTGATAGTGTAGGTAATTATTTTTTCGCATCCCATTTCTTTCACAATTCTGCAAAGTTTTGAACAAGCATTGTAGTAGCCGTATATCACGCACAACCTGTTGATTTCACAGGTCAATCCATTGTCAAGATATCTGCTTACTGGCCATCCGCATACCGCTATCCCGATTAGTACATCTGCATCAAATAGACCTATGCAGAACTTGCATTCAACTGTTACCTTATGATGTCTGTGAAACCGATTAACAAAATCACAAGCCTGCTTAAATGTTATTGGCTGAATCTTCAAGCTGTTTCACCGCTCTTTCCATAAAGGCTTCAAAATCGAGCAATGCTCTTGACAGAACCAGTTCTTCATATTTGTCAATATTGATGATTGTGTTTGGTCTGTCATAACATTCCAGTCTGTATGAAGCACCATCAAGTTTTGTTTTCAAAGAATCAATGATATTCATTACTCCTTTATCAGATAAATTCCAAGGTTGCTTTTTCAATCCGCATCACCCCTTCACATCAAACCTGATGGATGCTTTCTTCTTTCCTGTAACCTTTGGATAGTCTTCAACCAATTCCTGATAAAGTTCAGGTTCTTCTTTCTGCATCTTGTCAATATCAATGGTCTGCTTTCCATCAGAACCTGCAATTCTGATGATTTTCAGGAACTTGTTGTCAATTGACTTGATTCCATATGCATCCATCACCTTTTTAAGCTGTTCCTTGAAGTTCTTTTCCTGTTCTTCCAGACACTTCTTTCTAATAACTGCATCCGCAAGACCTTTCATTACCGACAAATACTTTTCTTCAAAAACTTGCAATTCTGAATCTGTGAACTGACTGTCTTCCTGCAATAAAGTAATATCTGTTGTCATTCTTCTTCACCTTCTTCCTGTTCAAAAATAATCAAAATTTTCATCCGTCATCTATTTGCAATAGACATCAGGATTAAGCTAATTCCAATCAAGATTCCTAAAACTATTTCAGCAATCTTCAAAAAGTTCATCTGTGAAATCCTTCCTTTCTTCCAATGTTTTTAGAATCCTTTCTTCTACACTGCCCTTGCAAATCATCAGATAATAAAAGCAACTCCGTTCCTGACCAATCCTGTGAATCCTTTTCTTGGATTGTTCAAAGTCTTCTGATGACAGTGGAAGTGTGAAATATATGATTTTGTTGCACTTTTGCAAGTTCAAGCCTTTGCTTCCTGCTTGATATTGCACCAAAGTCACACTGTTTGATTCTGTTTCATATGCTTTCAAATCCTTGATGTGGCCATTGATTCTTGAAACAGGTTTTTCACATTCCTTGCAGATTACTTTCAATGCTTCAAGTTCTGTATTGAAGTTATAGAAGACAATCAATCTGTCATCAGTTGACTGAATTAAGTCCCTGAATGCTGACAATTTGTCCTGACTGTATGCACCACACAGTTGTCTTGCATAAAGCAGTTTTGTCAATGTGGTGTCACCAACCAATTCAGTGTCATCATCAAGTTGTATGTAGCAATCTTTCATAAATCTTGAATACTTCTTGGAACTGTTAACTTTGACTTTGACCACGGTTTGACTTGGAAGGTCAAAAACATCTTCTGTTTTCATGAAAATTGCACCATGTTCACGCATTTTCCGCTTCAACCTGTCTGTGTTTTTGTATGGTTCATCTTCGTCTACAATCCAAAACTTCAATGCTCCTGCTTCAATCTGCTTCCAATTCACATATTGGCTTTTATACATCTTTTCAGATATTCCCCAACCAAGCAGATGAAGCTGTGACCAAAGATTTTCATATTTACCACCAACAGGTGTTCCTGACAGCAGGATGACGTTGGAAGGCTTCAATTTCAGGATGAATTTTGTCTGCTTTGCAGATGTGTTCTGAATCAAACTTGATTCATCCAACATTAATGTAAAATTTTCAAGGTTCATCAGGTCTTTCGGTCTTCTCCAAGCAAGTTCATAATTAATAACGCCAATCCTGACTGCATACTTGGAATGTGCGAACATGTCCATATTCTTTGTCAGGTCATAGCACCAAGCACCCGATTCATCACACTTCATCTTGTCTATGTAATATGTGAAGAAGTGTTCTACCCAATCAGCAATCTTTGATTTCTGACAAACAATCAGGATGACCTTGCTTCCAAGTCTGACCGCCTGTTCTGCACCAACGAAAGTCTTTCCAAGTCCCATGTCCAAGTAATATGCAACATGACTTTTACCTTCTGTGTCTTTCAAGGCTTGCAGTTGGTGCTTGTAAAAACTAATCAATAACAA